CGACGCGGCATCGAGGTGTAGCCGGTCTGCGCCCACGTTGCGGTCAGCAGCGTGTTCAGATCCTGCAGGATCTCGTCGTCGGTCTTGTTGATCCACAGACGGCTCGTGGCGCCAGCATTCAGCGCAACGTCGGTGGCGGTGATCAGTGTGCTGTTGACCAGGCCCTTGATGCCTTGCAGAACATCGCCGGTGTAGACCTGGTTTTGCAGGTCAACGTTTTTCTTCATGTTCAGCGCGTCGAGCAGCGTTGCATCGAGGTTGCGGCCCAGCTTGGCAGCGCGGGCGAGTTCGATGACGGTCTTCTGGATGGCTTCAGCCCACACGAACGTGGCAGCGGTTTTGCGCTCCATGTCCGCGCCGACGTTGCCGATCTCGGTGGCCTTGGGGCCGATGAACGACTTGCCGGCAGGCTGCACGCCGCCCACTGCCGTGTACTTCACCGCGTCGAAGGCCGTGGTTTCGTCACCGATGTCCAGCGGGCCGATGTCGATGTCGCGCGACCACGTGAACTCGGCCAGTGGCTGGTTCAACACCGGGTCAACGCGCGTCAGCTCGGTCTGGAAGAACACGCCGGTCGAGTCGATCGTGGCCTGGTCGAAGGTTTGCAGGATGCTCAGTGCCAGGCCGCTGGAGAACATCCAGCCTTCCAGAGCGTCAGCGGCAGGCTTCAGAAGCGACAGCGTTGCCTCGTAGGCAAGCTTGGGAGCTTGGTCGACGAAGGCTTTGGCCGCAGCAGCGGGCAGAGAGAAGGCCATCGAGGCGAGCGCAACAGCGGCAGCGAGCATCGAGGCGAAGCGGAATTTTTTCATGTCAGTTTCCTTGGTAGTTTCGATGTTGTCGTTGCGGGTTAGTTGCCCACGCGGTAGCGGATCTCGGCATTGCCTTCCGCATCCGCTGCGCCCATAAACTGCGCGTCCACCAGGACGACAGTGTCTGCACCGTCGGCCACCGCTTCGATGCCGCCGATCGGCTTGTCAGCAGTCGGAGTGCCGATGCGCATGTAAACAACACCTTCCTTGGCTGGCGTGCCGGCATTGTTCTTGACGATGATGTAACCTTCCTTCAAGACCGACAGCGGGCCGGACAGAGGAGGAACAGCGACGCCGAATGCCTCGTTGCTCAGCGAGCCGCCCTGGGACGGGAAGTCGCGCACCAGGAAGCCAACCACGGAGGCCGAAGTGCCTGCAGCGGCAATCGGGCTGATGGTGTCGGCCACAGCGCCCAGCTTGACGGGAACACCGTACTTGCCGACCGGGGTCGTGACGTTCTGGTTGTAGGACTCGACGATGGCGTGCGAACGAGAAAGGTCGCCGGGCACACCCATGGGCATCGAGTTGGTGATGATTTGAGTCATGATGTTTCCTTGAAGTTTCGAGGGTGTGCTTTACAGCTTGGGGATTGGATGCGCTTTGGCAGCGGCATCCGCAAAGTCGGAGTAGAAGTCCGTGGTCTTCTGGCCGTCACCGGTCTTGACAACGGCCTGGCCACCACCACCGCCCAGCGCGGCCTTGCGGGCAGCAGCGATCGCAGCAGCAGCGCCGTTGAAAATCACGTCCACAGCAGCAGCGTTGTCGTAGGTCGGAGCCTTGCCACCGGTGAACACTTCGATCGCGGCCTTGCCATCGGCAGTTGCGTAGGCCGTCTTCAAAGCAACAACCTGGATGTCCGTGGTGTCAGCAGCGATGCCGGGCGCGAGGATCTCGGCCTTGGCAACGACAGCAGCGTCGTTGGTGGTCTTGCCAGCGGGCTTTTTCAGCGCGGTGACTTCGGCAGTCACGGTGGCCAGATCGGTGGTCAATTGCGCTTTGGCAGCGTTGGCCGTGGTCAGCTCGTCGTTGACCTTTTTCAGGTCAGCAGTTGCTTTGTCAGCAACGGTTTGAGCATCTTTGGCTTTTGTGTCCGAGGCTTCCTTTTCCTTTTTCAGGAGAGCAAGCTTGGCTTTCAGGCCGTCGACAGTTTCTTCGCCGTCGTCGTCCGGCATGCCGTCAAACGCTTTGGCCAACATTGCCATAAATTTTTCTTTGGCAGACATGGAGATTTCCTTTGGCGCGCTGTCGAAGATTGCACACTCAGGGCCAGCGCGCCCACGAGGTACGAGGGCAACATGATTGCCCCGGATATCGGTCTGCCGGGCGCGACCCGGCTTCAGCTGTTTGTATTCGGCCTCATACCCGCACGACACTTCGCGGAGTTCACGGCGCTCGACCTTGCCGATAGCGGTGGAGTCGGTGATGAGGAAGTCGGTGACCAGCTTGCCCAGCATGTCACCAGTCCCGCGACGAACATTGTTCAGCGACCCAACAGAAAGCTCACGGTAGTTGTGCGGGCCGACGAACTCTTTGGGGTGGTTGATGGTGATGGGCTTGCCCTCGAAGGAACGGATTGTGTCCTCATGGAACACATCGTCCTCCGTCCGCTCAACGATGATGATGTCGTTGTTGCCGCGCGCGATCGTTGGCATTTCACCGGGCAGGTACTGCAGCTCACCAACGCGGGTGATGGCGACGTCCTGACACACAAGGTACCCTTCCGGGGTCTTGTGCATTTTGTCAGAGAGTTTGGCCGTACAGTAGAAATGCATGTTGGGGCGAATTATGACGCCAATTTTTTATGCCGGCAAATAAATCATTCATCCAGGTCCGGCAAGATCGGTTCTGCGTAACACCGGCAGTTGTAAATCTGCCCGGCATGCGTGACTGTTCCGTCGCTGAGCAGCGGTGGTTGGTCCCAGCGGACAACCTCACCTTCCATCTCGGCGTGCGACTCACGGACGGCCTCGTCCCCTGCGGTGCGCCATATGTACGCCGACGATCCAAGCGCCGCAGAGCGAGCCTGCGTCATGGTGCTGTTGGCCTTGGCGATCTCTGTTCGAGCGATCAGCATCGCGCGCGCTTCGGTCACGTTGCCAATGTTGCGAAGATCGGCGGCCACATCCTCTGCGCGCCTGCCATTGATCGTGGCGTCCACGGCGAGTTGTTGCGCGCGCTCACCGGCCTTGAGGGGCAGGGACTTGATCAGCGAGACCTGCTCGCTTAACAATCGAACAGACTCTCGCCCGACAGCGGTGTCGCCGACGACAGCCCTAAAGCCTTGGGTGAACTTTTTGTCTTCAGCACGCCAGGCGCGTTTGTCGGAAGCGCGGACCTTCTCCAACATTGCCTCAGCGACGCGCGCCGCCCATGGGCCGATGATGTCGCTGTACGCCTGGAGTTGTTTCAGCAGCGCGGGCAGCTGCGGGATTGTTGCGCCTTCAATGTACGGCTCAACGATGGACGCGACCGCGCGAGCGACCTTGCGGAGCTGGCGTTCATATTCACGCTCAGCGACCGCAGGGATCTCGAACTTATTCCGACGCTTCTTGGCCATCGACCTTCACCGCTGGTTTGGCCTTGTCGCCGGGTTTTGCAGCAGGGTCTGCGCCTGGCAGCATTGGTGGCGGCGGCTTGGGCAGGCCGGTCAGCGGGTCGAGTTCGCCGCCATCCGGATCGAGCTTGGCTTGCTCGACCAGGTCCAGCGCCTCCTTGATCATCTCAGGCGTAACACTGCCGAAAATTCCGCAGATCTCGGCGACCCGCTGCAGCTCCTTCATTGCGGTTGGCCGGTCGATGAGGTCTTCGCCGTAGGCTTCGGTGATGGCCTTGGTCATCTTGTCTGCCGTCTCGGCTTTCTCTTTGGCGTCCAGTTGCTTCAACGGATTGAACGAAAAGTCGAAATCTTTTTCAGGAGGCTTTCCATACATTGATTGATGCAACACATCAAGGATCCGCTGCAGGCCGTACCGCAGTCGGCTCTCTTGTTGCTGAGCAATGTTGTCGTAGTACATTCGCATGTCGCTCTCGCCCGTCGAGTTCAGCCCGGCAGGAGACTGGCCCATGAGTCGGACGAGGGGGATTCCGGTTGCGCCAGAGATCTGTTGAGCGAACTGAGTGATGAGACCTTCGATGCCGCTGAATGTATAGCTGTGCGCCTCGAAGTTGTCCTCCTTGTCGAGCAGCGTGATGCCTTCATTGCTCTGCAGCGAGCGCATGAGGGCGAACATTTTGATCAGGTTCTCTTCGGCAATGCCGCCTTGAGCGAGGATGTTGCGCAAGCCGTCGACAGAAACTGTTCGCAGATGCGCGCGAGAGAGAAGCTGAGAAGCGCCCGCTGTGGCCGTGTCGAAGGGGACAAGCCTGTCGTAGACACGCTCAACGATCGAAGCGCCCCAGAACTCTTCACGCTCAGCCTCATTGAACGGCAGATCGATGCCGATCTGCCGGATGCAGCGCGAGTGGTGAATGGTCAAGCCCAGTCGCGGAATGTTGTAGTATTCCGGCAGGCCCATCTGCATGCCTTCCATGATCTTGTACGTGAGGTTGGGGCTTGCGCTCCAACGGTCGAAGATCTTGATCCCGCTGAACTGGTCCTTGCCAACGGTCTCAGGCCGGAGAGGGGTCTGCAGGTTTTGCCCGTCGACCATGATGACGCCAATGGAGCCGCCGTACAAGCGACCCCACTTAATGTTCTGGGTGATGCCCTGCCACAGCCCCATGCGGGTGAGCTTGCGTTGCATCTCAGCGGCCTTCTCCGGCTCAACGCCCATGAGCGAGATGCCCGCGCGGGTCATGTCCTCTGCAACCGCGTCCACCGCCTGGCCAACGATCCACGACCCACGATACATTGCGTCCAGCGCCACGTAGTTGCGGGTGAGCCCTGAGCGAACGTAACTGCCACCGCCCATAACGGTCGAGCCTTCTCCAAGGCGCAACACAAGGTTCTGAAAACCATCTGTTGTCTTTGCGGCAGCGGGCGCTGCGTCGCGAACTTGGGCAGCAGCAGCCCTGCGTTGATGTCGGTTTGTCATATGAGGCTTTCCCAGGCTCGAAGGTTTTTGGTTGGCGCGAACGCAATCATCGCTGAATCTGCCAGGTTAGGGGAACGACTTCCGTCGGGCGCTTTGTCGACCAGAATTTTGCCTGAACCGTTGATGGTGTAGGTTGGCTGCGACAATTCCATGATCAGTGTTGTGAGCTCCTTGAGCTCGCTGTTGATGGAGATGATCTCGTCTTTGTCGTATTCAGCACCTTGAGTCACCGCGCGCCAAGTGGTCTGGAAGCGCAACCGGAGCGCCCACCATGCCTGCGCTTTGTAGTTGGCGAAGAAGTCTTTGTTCTTGCGCTCCTTCACCATCTCTTTTTCAGGCTGAAACACTGCGCCTGAGCCCCTGAACGGGTTGACGCCAATCTGCTTGAGCTTCTCGGCAACACGCTTTTCGTTGATGATGCGGCTGTCGCCCTTCACCCCGGCTCCGAGGCCGTCGGCATCATAGTCGAACTCCTCGTACTTGCGGGTGTGGCAGATCCCGAAGGCGCGCTCAGTGGTCTTGAAGATGTCGTCTCCCTTCCCGCTCCACGACTCAATGTGTTCGAGGAAGATGCCCTGCCTGCCGCAAAAGGCGTTCAGGTCCTTGCCCTCGTCGGCAACGTCCAGCGCGCCGCTGCGCTTGCCAGTCACGGTGAGCCCAAGCTTCTTGTGAGCGTCGATCGCAGCGTTGACCCAAGCCGACGGGATCATCACGCCTTCCACGGACGCGGAATAATTTATGTCGATCTCTTGAGCCACCACGACCGGGTCGAGCTCGTCCACCTGCTTGGCGTACCACGCGTCGTCCTTGCGCGGATCGTCGCGCCAGTGGAATGTGAACACCTTGATCTTGCCACCGTGGCGTCGCCTGGCGAACGAGTTGGCATTGCCGTTGACCGAGGAAAGGTCCTGCCGAGAGTTGGTGGTCGCGGACAGAGACGCGTCGATCAACTCAGGCCGCTCTAGGAACGCCGACTCGTCCACAAAATAGATCGAGGCCCGATCCCCGCGCCCGATGCCGTCGCCCGCTTCACCGGTGATTGCCGACTCTGTTCGCGGAAAGATGATGCGCATGTGAGGGGCATGGACCTTGATGTCCCAGCCGCCCCTGAACTCGACAGGCAGATTGCTCATGAACATCCGCGCTTTGTAGAACAGCGACTTGGGCGAGCCGATCTTGTCCACGTACTCTTCCTTGCGCGAGCCGAACCCGATGACCATGCCTTCGTAGTGCAGACACATTGAACAGCTCAGCCCGGTGGACAGCCAGCTCAGGCCCATGTCCCGAGATTTTTCGGTCAGTCCCGGCTCCTGCGCCTTCCAGCGCTCGACGGTCCAGTTGACCCATTCCTCCTGCTTGGGGAAAAGGATGAACGGAACGACTGCCGGCAGGCCGCGCTCGACATTGCGAGGGTCGAATGTTGTTCCCCAGTCAATGATGAACTGGGCAGGATTTTCGCGGTAGAAGGTTTTCAGCTGCGGGATCACCTCCGGGTTTGCGCGGATGCGATTCAGGCGCTCCATGCGCCATTGAAACACTGAAAGGTAGTCCGGGTTTTTGAAGTCGAAGGGGAATGGAATCGGCACGACTTCAGCCCATCATTTTCTGGTAGAGCTTGGCCGCCTCGATCGGGTCCTTGACTTCTGTTGCAATTGTCTGAACAGCCCCTTTGTGGTTCATGTTGTTGTCCACAACGGTCTTGAATATGCCGAAATTCTCGCCCAGCATTCGGCGAGCCGCGTCCTGTGAGTGCATCATGATCTCGATGCCGTTCTTGGTTTGCTTCACCCCGGCAAAAAGACGCTTGCCAGCAGGGGACAGCTTGCGGGTGTCTGCAAGGAACAGATCAGCGACACCTTCGCCTTCACAGACCGGGCATCCAGGGTCGAGGTCTGCCGAAGCGCGATAACCGTACCCGCCGTCGTCGGTCGGGCAAGGCCTTTTGAATTCTGTTTTCTTTGTCGCCTTCTTCATTCTGTCCTCGTGGGCGTCACGGGCAATCTCCCAGTCGTCCACAGCTTTGGCGAACTCGCCCTTGTGGCGCCACTGGTATTGGTGGTCGATGCCGTTGCAGTAGCGACAGTTGACGCGCCTGTGTTGTGTCAGCTCATTTGGGTCGGCGGTCGCGATCTCGGCAATCTGTTTCACAAGCTCAGCAGCGTTGATCTCGGCGCGCTCCACAACTCTCCCGCGAAGTTCTGCCAGCCTTGCGCTCACCTTGGGATCCTTCATCAAACCGCACGCCATCTCGTGGACGGTCTTCGGCTTACTGTTCTTGCAGTCGTAAACCTTTCTGTACGCTTCTGTCTGGTTGTTCGTTTTCAACATTGCCTGGCAGAAGGCTTCGCGTTTGGGGCTGAGTTTTATCATGGTCTGGATTGTCCTCTGGTCGGCCCGATCGGGCAAATTCTTGTCGCCAAGGGCAGCACCGCCGCCGTCCTTTTTTCTGGGTTTTCTGCCGAAGGCTTGTCCGAGCTTTCCGAGCTGCCTAGGAGCTACCCCCGGAAATAGTTTATTCCCCTTCTCCCATCTATTTTTAATTTAAATTTTAGCTCTATACCAGCTCGGAAAGCTCGGACAGGTTTGGGGTCACTTCGCAAAACGACCGCGCCGTGCTGAGATTCTGGCAATCCGAGCTGAAACAGTAAAAATCAGATGCGGAACAGGCAGATTTTGCAATGCGGAAAATATCGCCGATTTTATGGAGAGCCACCATTTAAAAACGCTCCTTATGCAGCGGTGCCATATCCAGGTTTGTGGCCCCAACTCTGGCGTAAACGACCACGTTTTTCTTCCCGATCTTGTGGCGTCCGTCTGCCTGCGTCGGATTGCGTAGTGTTTGATATCCGACGCGTCCAATCGCCATGCTCAGCTTGGCCCGAGCCTCGTGAGGCTTCATCCCGCCCTGCTCTGCCAGGTCCAGGATCCAGTCCGAGCGAACCAAGTCCGGCGACCCCAGCTCATCTATCGCGTCAATTAGCCACGCATCCGACCCCATCCCAGCCGCTACCACGGTCGAGTGGGCTTCGGTCTTCCTTTGGCCCGTTGCTGGCCGGAAAGCCTTTATATCCCGCTCATGGAGGAAGGCCGCAATGTGCCGGTCCCCGCCCTCCTTGAACCAACCCCAAAGCTCCTCGAAGTAGTCGCTGCGCTTGTCGTCATCCTGCAGCCCCATCTCGAGGAGTGTTGCGCTTTCGATCACATCGTAGCGCCGGTCGCCCGGTGGAATGTAGATCCCGGAGGCAAGGTGGTTGGTCGTCATGATCACGCCGCAGTACATCTTCACAGTGTACTTCTGGCCGTACTTCGGGTTGATGGTGATGTTGTCGGGGTTGCCCGCGATCAGGACCTTGGTCTGTTCGTTGAATGCCCACTTGCTCATCTCCTGCAGGTTGGATGTTTCGCTCACGCGCACCAGTGTTGCGGCGTAGAACTCGTTAACCCATGCTCGAAGGCCTCTGGCGCAATGTTCGCTAGGTTCCAGGGGCCAATGGCAGGCGCGCACATGTCGATGCACGTGTCCTTGCCAGCACCCTGCTGCCCCGCCAAGAGCAGCGCGAACCGAGGCTTCTCCCATGGCTTTTGGACGCGGTGAGCCATGTAGTCCAGGAACTGGTCAGCGTCGCTCTTCTTTCCCTCCATGCCCTTGTTGAAGACCATGCGCACATGCTTCAGGAACGGCCCGGCCAAGCGCGCGTCCCCCAGCTCAATGGTCGCCCTGCGGTAGTTGTTGTAGACCGCCGCGCCTGGGATCTCGATCAGGTCGCCGTCGCGGCAGTCCTTGCCGGGGATGAAGTCGTCCTCCAACTGCGGGTTGCTTGTGAGCGAGGTGCACAACTGCGTGAGCTTCAGGTGTGTTGTGGCGTTGAAGATGACGCCGTCAATGTTCACCGGGCTGACCGCCGCGTCTACAGCGGGTCCTTGCCAGTAGGAGGCGGTAGGACGGTAAATGAAATTGTTACCCGGACCATAAAACACAAAGTGACCCATTGGCACCTCCCCTGCTTGGGGAGCCCAGCCACCTTCCATCGCAAGGCGCACGATCGTACCGATCGATAGTTTGGATTCCGTTTCTTGTTGACTGAGATCATAAAAAGCTTCACGCATGATATCATCATGGTTGCGCCCCTTTTTGCCCTTGAATGTTTCTGACCACTCGAAGTATACCTCCCACGCCTTGTCGTGCAGCTTGAACTCCCGGCCAAGGATGACGCCCACGTGCCGCCACTCGTCGCGATCGTCCGCTGGTATAAACTCCAGCATCTTCTTGACCTGGTCGATGGAATACTTGGACTTGTGCATGTCGTCCTTTTTCTTCCGGCCCCGACGCTCTACAGGACGGCTCAGGTGTGGTGGCAATGGGGTGCAGGCGCCATCTTCGTCCTCCCAAGCGTAAACTCCCCCAGAACGGTGGAGCGATGGCGCTGCGACCACGTATCCGCCGTCGTTGCGCACGTCCACGCCCGGCCCTAGAACGTTGGCAGCTGTCTTGAGCGCGCTGTTGTAGGTGTAAAACATATGGAAGCCCCCAGAGCCGGTGATGGCGCTCAGGGTTGGGAACTCTCCATGCTTGGCGACGATCTCGCTCCAGGTCTCAGCGCCCGCCTTGCCCGGCCCGGTGTCGATGTCGAGCACGGTGATGCCGGAGATCATGCCGGTGACGACGCCAATGTTGCTCTGAGGCGCGTCCGGCCCGAACCACTTGTTCACCGTGGCAACGTCTTTGGAGGCGTCCTTCAGGCCGCGCGCTTCACGCGGATGCTTGCCAGCGTCTGAGCAGTTCACGGTGCCGCAGGTGCATTGGAGTTTGCCTTCGCTTTCCACCACCGAATGCAGCGGGAAGACCGCCCAGCCCCGAGCAACGTAGCGCAGGGCAGCTGCATGGACCTCTTGCTGGAAATGTTCTGTCATGTCATCATGCTTTCTTGAACGGCCACGATGATGCGCATCAAGTACGCCTTCTCGCCCGGCTCTTTTTTCTTGTTCAACGGAGCCGTCATCATCTTGTCGGCCAAGTAATCTGCCGAGGCACGAACGAAGAACAGCTCGAAGGGGTTGCCCATCGACCCGAAGTAGGCATTCCAAGCCCGTCCATAGCAAACGAGGGTGATGCTTGCAGACCAGTGGTCTCGCTCTGGCGTTGGAAGGATTCTGTCGACAATGACGGTGATTGGGTCGAGCGCGGGCACGCCGATGAGCGTGTAGCACTCCAGCGGCTTGTCGATTCTTTTCATTGTGTTGTTCCGATCTTGCGCACCGCTATCTCGTGGGTGGGCACACCGTTTTCCGTGATGACCAAGACACCACCAGAATCTTCGCGCTGCACCTTGTCGATGACAGCCTTCACGCAGTCGCTGGTGACGTCCTTGGTGACGCCGATGAACGACTTGCCTGCAGGGTCTGGCACCCCGAGGTAAATGCGGCCGGAGAGCGCTGCTGTCGCGATGCGCGCCTTGTCGGCGTCTATGTATTTGAATGCCACGTCACACCGCCTTCGAGGATGAAGCGCGCACCCTGTCGATGCGCTCCATCTCGGCGATCAGCAGCGCAGCAGCCACCTTGCATTGCTCACGACGCTCGCGCACCTTCATCTGGCTCTGGAATGGCCAGAGCTTCGGATCATTGGCGAGCACTGCCATGGCCGCTGTGTGGAGCTGGCCTTCCGTCAGTGTGTCGTCATGCTTCTTGTCGCAGCCTTCTTCGACTTGTCGGTTGCGCTCCGTGTGGACTTGCGTGAACGCTTGTGGGCCGATGAATACTGTGAACGCTGCTGCATTCTTCTGGTCGTTGGAAGGCCCTGCGATCTCGAATTTGCAGCCATCAGAATTTTTGGTCGTCATCCTGACCGTAGGCTGAAATGTTTTTGTTGCCATGATTATTCTCCAAAAAAAGAGGAGGCCAGATCTCTCCGGCCTCCTCGAACTATGGCGCCTGCGAAAGCGCCAAACTCAGTTCAGGCCCAGAGGCTCAGAAGCCTTCACCGCCTGGCTCGCCGTCAGCGCCGCCCACATTGGCGTCAGGCTGAGCGACTTTGACCTGGCCTGCGGCCACCTGGGCGTGCAGTTCCTTGGCCGCTGCGTAGATCTCTTTGGACTTCACAGGACCAGCCGCGTCCACCGTGATGCCGAACCACTGGCCCTGGTCGTTGGATTCCTTGACGGAGCCGATGGTGTACATGTGGCTGAACGAGGCCGGGTTGTAGAGCTTGTCTTCGGCGTTGCGCAGCTGCACGCCCAGGATCATGCTGATCCACTTTTTGGATTTCTTGATCTGGGTCGATGCCAGAGGGAACAACGCAGGGAAGAACGTGCCGTCGGGCTTCACAGCAAGGATAAAGTGGCTGCGCGTGTCCTTCAGCGCGTTGTGCTTGTCCTTGGCAGCTTCGCGGCCCAGCGGCTTGTCGCCTTCAGCGGCCACAAAGTAGCTGCTCACGGAGTCGGTCGCTTTGTAGCCGTATTCGCCCCCTTCGACCGCTGCCGGCATGTGCTCACCTTTGTAGCCGCCGCCCAGCTTGCGCGGAGCCCACTCGACAAAGCGCCGCTGGAACGAGACCGGTACGACGACCAGCTTTTCGAACAGCTCGTTGGTCACCGAGTTCATCAAGAGGCCGGGCTTGGCGCCGGGAGGGTTTTGGTCGACGCAGGCCGGTGAGTTGGATTGCAGCACCACGAGGAACGGAATCGCCTGGGAGTCTTTGTCGACACCTTCAGTGCCCATGCCTGCGTCTTGGCTGAAGTCCATCTCGTCAGCGACGGCCACCGCGTTGGCATTGGCACTTTGAACCGCAAGGTCTGCTGCCGGGTTGACGGTGTCCTTGACAGGTTTGCCCTTGCCGCCAGCGCCAGCCGCCACAACGGTCAGGCTCAGAAAGCCGAGGTAGTTTTTGAAAAGTGATTTCATGATGTTTCCTTGATTACAGTTTCAGTTTAAGGTCTCAACGAGACCCGGAGGGTTTAACGTCCACCTTGCGGGCAGACGATCAGCCTTTCGGCAAATTCTTTTTGCAGGGCCAAGGCGCGCTTGTTGACTTCGTTCCACTCTGAACTTTGAAGTCCGCAGCGCCCAGCATCGACAACAACCTTGAATCCAGGCCCGTGAACCTCGAATGTATAAAAGACCATGCCAGAGCCTGCGCCTGAACCTTGCAAAGCGCTAACGGCCTTGACGGAGCCTTCAGCAAACACGTGGCCTGTGGAGAGGAATACAGGCTCGCCGTTCATGGCACCTGTCCTGTGCGCGCATAGTCAATGGCGAACTGCTGCAATTCAATGCTGAGCCCGCTCAAAAACTCAATGGCCTTTTCTTCCGGCATGTCAGCGGCCATGATGGTCACCAACTTGAACATTGCAGAAGCGCCAGCCATGAAGCACAACTTGCCTTCGCCAATCTGCAAGTCAGAAGCGCCAGCAGGCATCACCTGCTGCGCGTAGCTGTTCCAAGCTGCTTGGACGGTTTTCATTTCTTCAGCTTCACTTTGGCCGTCAGCACCGGACGCGCGCCGAACAGCTCCAGGTTCAGCAGGCTCATGCCAAGCAGCTGCTCTTCTTCGGTCAGCTCGGTCTTGGGGTTGGCCAGCTGCTCCTTCAAGAATGCCTTGAGGGTCTGCGGATGCACGTCACGGCTGATGGTGCCGTTGGTGATGCCGATCGTGGCCAGGTCGTCGAGCAGCTTGCGCGCGTCTTCCAGCTCGCCCTTGCCGAAGGCCACTTGCACCTCGGTCTTGATCAGGCCACCGAAGTTGTTCGTCTCCAGCCAGCTCCAGGCCAGCTCCTTGCGGTCAGCGGGCACGGAGGCGTAGACCTCTTGCGCCACGGTGATCTCGTTGCCGTCGGTGAGCGCCATCTTGGTGACGCCCAGTTCCTGCATCATGCCCGGCAGCGTTTCTTCACGCAGCAGGCGCTCTTTTTCCTTGGCCTCTTTAAGCGCCTTTTCGGTCTCAGCAGTTTTCTTTTCCGCGTTGACCAGCATCTGCGCTGCGGCTGTGAGTTCGTTGACGGTGATTGTCATGTTGCTTCCTGTTTAAGTTGAGGGGTTGCGATCCACTTGCATCCGGCGCACTTTGGATCAGTGGTGCGCAGGTCGTAACGGCAGTCCTTGCTGTTGACGTTTGGTATGTCCTTGAAGCCGATTGAGTAGGCTGGAGCCTGCCCATAGACGGGTGTGGCTGGAACAAGCGTCTGCACCCGGATCGTGTCCTTGAGCGGTGGGCGATTGTGGCAACCGTAGGTCATGATTTGCAAGCCGGGCAACGATGCTCGCCCTTTCCGTAACCGGCCCAACCCTCTGGCATATGGCTGTTGCTGGTCTTTTCTTCTTCCAGCAAAACCTTGTAAGCAAGCTCGCTTGGCTGCAAAATGTGCAAGCCTTCGAATTCACAACTGACCGTTGACCCAGCTCCCGTTTTCCCGCAAACCTTGCAGGTGTAAAGCGGCGTCGCCTTGAAGGCAAACGTCTTGACAATCAACTGCGGCGCGCTCATGCGCAGATCACCACGCGGGTGTACCGACCGAGGTTCCTGTCCCAGCGCAACACAGCGAATTTGAATCGCAACTTGCCGAGCAAGGCAGCAGCAGCAGCCACCAATGTTGTGTCTCCGAGGAGCAACACGCTGTCGCCGTCCTCGTAGTTGTATGCTTGCAGCTTGTCCCTGAGCTGCCTGGTCAATTCCCCCGTTGCATGGAATGCGGCCTGTGGCGGCATCATCACAACCAACTTGCCGTGCTCTTCAGCGGGCGTCAAGTTGAAAGCAGGAACGAGCGACCCTGTCGCGCCGTCCCTGCGATGTGGAATTTGTGTTACATATACATTCGGCATCAGCCGCTCCGTTCAGTTTAAGTTGAGACTTGAAAAACAAGAGCCCCGATTTTGCCCCTAAAAAAGACCCTTCGGCAAATTTATTTTTGTTCCCGCTTGCCTAACGCCAAAAATGTGGAGCATAATCGCGCTGCGGTACGATTTTGACCGCTTCAACTTAATGAGGATCACCACCATGGCTTACAAGCTTGTTCAATGCAAGGGCACTGTCTCATCCATCTCTGACGCCTTCAGCGCCATTGAGGAGTTAGGCAGCGAGATGCGCGAGACCTACGACAACATGGAAGGCGCAAACATGGGCCACATGAGCAAGTGTGAAATGGCCGGTGAAGCGGCTGACACGCTTGAAGGCTTCAGCGAACCAGACGTGCCTGAGTTTCTGCAGGACATCGAGATCTCCTACAGCGAGTCCGTGAACAAGCGCAAGGGCGCTTCTTGCTCACGCGCCGTTCGCCTGGCCAACGCATGCGCCGTGTTTGAGGCTGCATGCGCTGCGATCGAGCAGTGGCTGGACGACAACGAGAGCGCGTCTGAAGAGCAGCGCGAAGAAGCTGAGCAGCTGAAGGGCGACATCGAAGAAATTTGCAACGAGGCCGAAGGGGTTGAGTTCCCTGGCATGTTTGGCTGAGCCACCATGAGCAAACTTTTAACCCTTGAGGATCTGCAATCGATCCGTGACACCACAACGAGCGTCAAACCCGTTTACATCTGCCCAGTCTGCAAGACCTCTTACAAGAGTGAAGCAACTGCTGTGAAATGCGCAACGCGCACCGACATGCTCAAGCCAATCGCCGCCGTCGGCGAAATTGTTTGCATGGAGCTCGGCTATGGCTGGACAGACGGCGAGCCTGCATGGTTGATCGACAACAAGGGCTACAAATTTCACGACAAGCACACGCTTCGCTTTTGGTTTGTCGTCACAGCCATCACGCAGCGGATCTCTCATGAGCGCGACGAAATTGCCGACGTTGGCTGCCACGGCATAATCTATCACGTTCAAACGCTCGCCGTGAAGAACGGCCACCCAATCGGCAAAAGCGGCTGGACGACACCGGACGGTCACCATGGATTCAAGAAGATAGACATTCAGCCGCCTGCCGAAGTCGTGGAGCAGTCCAAGGCGCTCATCGGGCAAGTTTTCGGCCACTTACTTTAAGGACGCATCATGAAAATCTGGGGTGCCGGAATCTCCGGCCTTATCGCTGCCAGTGTCTTCCCGCAAGCCGAGGTCTATGAAGCCTCAACACGCGAGAAGATGTCTGGCCACAAGGCGCTGCTGCGCTTCCGCTCCACAGCCGTCGCTGACGCGGTGGGCATCGACTTCCGCAAGGTCACCGTCCACAAGGGCTTGTGGTCTGAAGGCCGGTTCGTGCAACCCTCGATCTTGCACGCCAACCGGTATTCGCAGAAGGTCGTCGGACGCCTGGCAGACCGCAGTGTGTGGAACCTGAACGCCGTGGAGCGCTACATCGCGCCGGAGGACTTCATCGACCACCTGATTGACCGCGCGGCAGGGCGAATTCATTGGGGCACCAGCATTGACCAAGGCGCTGAGAAGATGGTTGGCCCGATCATCAGCACCATCCCCATGAACGTCATGGCCGCGATGATGCGAGTCGCCAGCCCCGAGTTCCAATATGCGCAGATCACCGTGAAGCGCTACCGGGTCCGTGGCGCAGACATCTTCCAGTCGGTTTACGTGAGCGACCCGCTGACCAAGTGTTACCGGGTCAGCATCACAGGCGACCTGCTGATCTCCGAGTGGATCGGCGACGAGACAGACACATTCAATGTCGCTGCGCCGTTCGGCCTCACGCGCATGGACCTGGAAGAGCTGGAGACCACCAAGCAGCGCTACGGCAAAATCTCGCCCATTGAAGACCGGTGGCGCAAAAACTTCATCCTGAAGTTGTCCAACGAACACGACATCTATTCGCTGGGCCGATTCGGAACGTGGCGCAACATCCTACTCGACGACGTGGTGCACGACCTTGCCGTCATCAAGCGCCTCATCAACGACGATGCCTACGGGCGCTCACGTCACAGCGCCAAGTAAGGCGCAACCCCTCAACTTATACTGGAGAACGACATGATAAAATTTGCTTTATTGCTCGCTGTCACATTGGTGATTCAAGGTTGCCAGATAAAGGGCGAGCCAACTGCTGAATACAAAAATGTGACAATGCTTTGCTTAGACTCCAGAGACGGAGAGAAATTTTCTTTTCACACAAGCTCAATAACAAATGTCAAAATAGGCATTGGCGCCGCAGAGTCTTCATTTGAGGCGACCGACCAAAATGGGAACAAAAGATTTTTCACAAAAAGTCAAGACATTTTTGTTAAGTGTGTAAAGGCCAAATGATCACGCTGGCCCTCTCCGCCGAAGACGAGCTGTTGATCCTGCAAGCGCAGACACTTGTGATGGCCGTTCGAAATCAAAGTCGGCTTGTTGAGTCTGAGCCGTGGACGTTTGGCCCTCTTAGCGTTCAAGCCGTGGTCGAGCGCAAGCCGATCCACAAGGTCCAGAACTGGAAGAAGACCTGGAAACTAGACGGTCACCGCATTGGCTTCAACGCCTTGCTTGGCGTGATCCGCGACCATCACCAAACGGGAGTTTGAAAATGAACAATCCAGCAGCACCAGACAGCCAGGCGGTAGAGGCTGCAGTACGACAATTAACGCCGTTTGAGGTACAGGAAGCATGGGTTTCTGGCGAGCCGCTTTGCAGAATACGCGATGTTCCCGCCCTCCGCGCCGAGGCACCTGTCGGGGGTGATCTGGAAGACTGGCAGATCAGCGCGATCGCCACAGAACACACATCCGCCCATGACGGCGTGAAACTGCTTGACGAAATTCCGTTTGCTCGCGCAGTCATCGCCGCCAGCCGGGTGCCGGGTGCTTCGGTGGCGGTGGGTGAGCCGCCGCACGGTTGGGTGCTGGTGCCGAACGAGCCAGCAACGCCGACACCGGACTACGAGGAATGCGCCCGTCAAGCTGATGTTGCGACCGGCCTGCCTTCGCTCTATCGCAACCCGTGGCTGAACATCTTCATCCGTGAAATTAACCGCTGGTGCCAGCATCGCGCTACCCCTGTGCCCGCTGGTGCTGGTGGCGATGTGGGGGCGGTGAATCAGAAAGACCCGGTGCGCATAGCTGGCGGCATTGTTCACAAGGACGGAAATATCTTTTTCACCAACCGCTACCAGTTTGAACACGCAGCATCGCTGGTTTGCGGCACGGCAACCATCGCCACCCCTGCTGTGGAATGACAATTAATTGAAATATATTTGTTCCGCATTCAAAAATAACTTGCCTAGACCGGAAAATGTGGAGCATAATTACTGTACTGTTCGATTTTGAACAGGTTTCAACTTAAAGGAATTTGCAACATGCCAACCAAAAACGTCAAGCTCAAGCGCCTGCAGGTCGTCCCCGGCAAGCAAGTGGTCGTGAGCGAAGCGATTGACACGCAGGTGTACACGGTGCGCGAAGTGAACGGGATGCAGGTGCACTTGATCTACCCGTCCGGTGGCCGCATCAGCTCCGGCGGCTGGATTGATTACAGCGTCTGCATGGAGCCGACCGATGTCCAGCTGCTGGCCTACGCAGACACTCTGGACAATCCCGCGCCGCGTCCGAGCACGGCCTTTGCTCCAGCGGCTCCGTTCGATCTGGAGCTGAGCAACGCGACCATGCAGCAGGTCGGCGAGTTCGACGAAGAAATGGGCTGGCAAGTTTGCGCCCACGACAAGCGCTTCGGCGACGCGCTGGTTGTTGCGGAATTCCGCTGCGACAACGCCCATGAAGAGGGCTTCTACCTGCGCCGCGCCGAAGAGATGGCGAAGACCCTTGTCGAGCAGATCAACAAGGCCAAGTAAGTAAATCCACGGAGGGGCTTCGGCCCTTCCATTTTGTTTCATCACCCAGGAGTTTTCAAAATGTTTGACGTCAAAAAAGCTACCACAGCCGAACTCGTCGCCGAGTACAACCGTCTCAGCGGCAAGTCCATCAAAAAATTCTCCAGCCGTGCCGCTGGTGAAAAGCAAGTCACTGCGTTGCTTGGCAAAGCGCTGCCGTCCAAGGCCGAGGTTGAATCGACGGCCAAGGTGAAAGCCGCATCAAAGGCCAAGCCCAAAGCCAAGCCTGCCACCCCCAAGGTCCCTGCCGACCGCAGCGACTCCATCCGTCGCAGCTGGTCCGTCATGGCCACCAACATCGCCCGCTGCGCCCGGCACAATGTCGAGGTGTACGAGGAAGGCCGCAAGGCCGAAACGCTGCAGGGCTACCGCAGCACGCTGGCCGCGTTCACGGCGTTGAAGCTGCCGATCGGCACCCACATCAAGTTCCGCATGGCGCTGAAGGCCGCTGGCAAGAACGTGTTCGAGCACGAGGGCACCAAGTTCCACTTCACTATCGTCAGCAAAAAGTCGGCTGAGTGATCATGCCTCGTCTACTCAGGCCGATCTTCCTCAAGGGCGCTGCGGCGTACGAGGCGCAGTGGGGCAGGGTCGGTCTCCGCATCACCCACTTGTCCGGAGCTTATTGGCGCTTCAAGCCATGGCGTCGGATCTCGTTTCAACTTTTCAGCAAGGAGCAATCATCATGAGTCAAGAAAATGTTTCGTTCAAGGTCACCAAGGCCGAATGCGATCTGATCAGCAAGATCGTCGCTCGTGGCGCACAGATGGCGCTGGCCGCAGGCATCAAGCGCTTCGACACGATGTCCGCAAACATGGACATCACCGCCTGCCACGCCAACGGCTGCAAGCTGCGTCTGGAAGACATGCTGGCTGCTGACGACTTCAACTTCAGCCACGACTTTTTCGGCATCAGCCGCCACATCGACCGCGATACTGGCAAGATGCTGAACTGCTTCCTGCCACGCTTCAACGCGCCCAACAACAAGCGCGAGAAGATCGCCTTCGACAAGTCTGTCGCCTACACGTCTCGCGGCAAGCGCGCCAAGGCACAAGGAGCCACAGCATGAAAGTCACCCTCATCAGCGTCACACCCGACGCCATGGACGTTCTCCTGTTCACCAAGGCTACCCGGCTCACCATGAGCCCCGGCCTGCTGGACGAGATCCGCGCCTGGCCGCGCGACAAGAAACTCTCTGAGTTGGAGTACATGGCCAACACCATCCCCAGCTCGTGGGAGTTCGTTGACTACACCTTCCTCGT